GAAGCAGAAAATAAGGCAATGGAATATACTGCTGCTTCTGTTCAAGACTGGATTGACAATGCCGCACACAATCGTGCTCGTATTGCAATTGACGAGATCTGCAAGATTTATACTGATCATAAACTCAATAATAACGAAGCAATCACCGTAGTCGGTAAGGATGCTATGGTTCTTGCTGCTTTTGAAGAGGGCCTGGTCAAGACTGCAGCACAGAGAAATCAGGAAACGGCTGCTAATTCCCTTTCTTCATAATAAATACCAAAAAAGACTGATATAACATGTCAACTATTCGTGTCAGTAAAGTAGAATCTGCAGAATCCCCTTCAAATAATATTGAATTAACTTCAAGTGGAATCGTCGTTTCTGGTGTTACTACGGCAACCAATATAGATGTTACGTCTATTAATAGTCTAAATTATCCTACTGCTGGTCCGCTAAGTAACAGGAACCTCATCATCAATGGGGCTATGCAGGTGGCTCAGAGGGGTACATCAGGCACTTCATCGAACGGGAATAACAACTTCGTTGTAGACCGTTTTAAGGGTAATGTTGGGACCAGTCCAGCTGTCATTACTCAGTCTCAAGAAACGACAGGCGCTCCTGATGGATTTCAAAATTGGCTAAAGGTCGTAGTTACAACGGCGGATACTAGCATTGATGCAGCTGATTACAGCACCATATATCAACACATTGAAGGGTACGATTTTGCTTGTGCAAATTATGGCACTAGCAATGCACAAGAAGTAACTGTTAGTTTTAAATTTAAAACAAATAAGGCGGGAACCTATTGTATGATTCACCGCAATAACGCAGCGGATAGAAACTACATTCATGAGTTTACACCAGTTGCTGATGGCAATTGGCAGACCATTACTTATACGGTACCTGGTGACATTACTGGAACTTGGGAGAAAACAAATCTCAGGGGTTTGCGTTGGGAATTAACCATCGCAAATGGAACGGCTTTTCAATCACCTACGGTTGGATCTTGGTTTAGCGGTACTTATTATCATTCATCCCCTAATCAAGTCAACTTTTTAGATAGCACTTCTAACGAGCTTGGCATCACTGGAGTTCAAGTAGAGTTGGGTTCCAAGGCGACCCCGTTTGAACACCGCCCAATCGGAACTGAACTTGCACTGTGTCAGAGGTATTTTTATAGACCTGATAGTGCTCGCCTCATGAACATGGTCTTCTATTTGTCCAACACAGCGTATGGCTACCTCTCGTTTCCAACACAAATGAGAGCTTCCCCCACGCTTGCGCAAAGCGGCAATACCGATGATTGGATCTTTTATCACAGTGGTACTCCAGATACTTTTACCAACTTTACCGCAAACGCAACGAGGCAAGTGGTTGAGTTGGTCATAGGTGCTGGGATATCTGGCAATAGTGGCGAAGGTGGTTTTGTTAGGGCTGCTAGTGGGACCAGTTATCTCTTTTTTGATGCCGAACTTTAATCACGAGAACTAACCATGACTTACACCTACACCTGGGCCGACGCTGACCAAACCAGCCTCAAGCGTGAAGACACCGACGGCAACGTCGCCTTTGTCCCCACGGATCCAGCCAACAGCGATTACGCCGAGTTTCTCAGCTCTGGTGCTACTGCTGCTGATTACGTCGCACCACCAGAACCTGCACCATTAACAACAGAAGAAAAGCTCAACGCAGCTGGACTTACAGTTGAAGAGCTACGTACATTATTTGGACTACCTGAACCACTACCCGCTGACGAGTAACAAATTGGGTCATCCGTGCTATAATAGATAGTGTGCGGATGACCTTTTTGTATGTTTGCAATTGGAATGGAAGTCGAGTACCACGGGAACGTTGGTATCATTGACTTTATGTGTAGCAGGTATATACGGATCAAACTACCTTGTTTAGAAGGTAGGAATAATCCGTTATTGGTTGTCTATTCTGAATTTCAGAAAGAAGTTATAGTTTTAAAAGATAGCTCAAAATGACATTCACCGTATATTCAAAAAACAATTGCCCATACTGCCATAAGATCAAACAGGTATTTGACTTGACAGAGCAGAAGTACGTGGTCTATAATCTTGATGTAGACTTTACCAAGGATCAATTTTATGCAGAGTTTGGTGAGGGATCCACCTTTCCACAAGTATCCGTAGAAAACAAAAATATTGGGGGATGTAGTGACACAATTCAATTCCTCAGGGAACAAAAAATCCTCTGACCTACCCATAAATAGAGGTGTAGACCTTATTCTGAACGGAGTCAAAAGGCCAAAGCAAATATTTAATCTAGATTTCAAACAAAAATTTAGATTGTTCAAAAGAGAATTTTCATTGCAACTAAAATTTTCTTTTGATGTAAAAAAACAAAAAGTCTAGGAGAGGACCCATGTTAGCAGTTTCACTTGTTTTAGGTACATTCCTCATTATTGGTGCTTTTCTCACAGGGTCAATTTTTGGATGGATAGTTAGAGAGAATGTAGTATCTTTTAATGTTCCCCAAGGATTGCATCCAGAGATGTATGATGATGAAGGAGGAGTTCTCCCAGACCAACTAATCGCATTTCGCTTTGAAACTCTTGACAACGAAGAAGAAGATTATGACTAAAATGGAGTTTATTCATGGCTAAAAAATTACCACCTAACCCGCTTCAAACTGAAATTCTGCAAGCGGTATCAAGTGCAAAAACCAAGGCAGAAAAAGTTAATCTTTTAAAAGAATATCGCAATCCAGCCTTGGTTTCACTTTTGATTTGGAACTTTGATGAATCAATTACAAGTGCTCTTCCTGATGGAAATGTGCCATATACAAAAAATGATAAACCAATAGGGGACGGCATCTCACGTTTGGTAAGTAACCAGCGAATGTTTTATAACTTCGTGAATGGTGGCAATAATGATTTATCACGTACTAGACGTGAATCCCTTTTTATTGAATTGTTGGAATCACTGCATTCAGATGAAGCAGAACTGCTCTGTTTAGTAAAGGATAAGAATATTGGAAAGAAGTATCGAGTCACCAAGAACGTTGTTGCCGAAGCCTACGAGGACATCCAGTGGGGAAATCGGACCTGACTTTATGACTTGGACAGAAGAAGAAATTAAAAGCAGTCGCCAAAAGTATGGGGTCACAATCCTAAAGGCAAATTGTGATCCTAAGGATGCTGAAGACAAATCTCTTCCAACAGATGCATATCTTGTAGAATATACAATTGATGATGAAACATTCTATGACATTACAAGAGCTGCAAAGCAAGTAAAAATGTTTGATATGTATTGGGACAAATTCAAAAGTGGATTTGTTGGTTTTAGTTGGACAAAAGGATCTGTTAATCCCAAAATGTGGGGATACAAACCTAAGGAGGAAAAGAAAAAACGTTGAGGTTATGCTAAAATGTATGAAGAACTGAATTGTTTTGAGGAAGCACTCAAACACTTTGGTACAAGAGTTGAAGTCATCACTGCTATGGAAATGGCAAAAAAGATCTCTGCTGAGGATGCTTATCAGATGATCAAGGATGAACTCAAAGAAGTGAAAAAATGTCGTAAACTTTTCAAGAATGAATCATGTTAAACTGATCTCTGTCACTCCCGATGCAGAGAAAAACATTGCCTATTGTGCTCGCGTAAGTAATCCTAATAATCAGGAGAATGAGAAGATTGCTGGTCTTCTGAAATACTGCATCAATCATAAGCACTGGAGTATTTTTGAGCAGGCATTCATGACCCTGGAAATTAATACCACCAGGGGACTGGCGGCCCAAATCCTGCGGCACCGTTCGTTCACATATCAAGAGTTTTCCCAACGGTATGCAGATTCATCTCTGCTTGCCGATCAGATTCCAATGTTTGATCTTCGTCGTCAAGATACAAAGAATCGTCAGAATTCTATTGATGATATTGATGACTTCACTAAGCAAGAGTTTGAGATTCAGATTCAACGGCACTTCGCTTCTGCCATGGATTTGTATCAGGCAATGCTTGACAAAGGAATTGCAAAGGAATGTGCTCGTTTTGTGCTTCCTTTGGCCACACCAACAAAACTTTACATGAGTGGCTCAGTTCGTTCATGGATACATTATATCGATCTGAGATCTGCTAATGGTACTCAGAAAGAGCACATGGACATTGCCAATGAGTGCAAGTGTCTTTTTGCGGGTCAGTTTCCAGTGATTGCAGAAGCACTTGGATGGACAAAACATAATGAGTGAATCCATTTATTTGAAGAATAATTTTCTTACTGAT